CGTCTCAAGAACCACGGATCTTGATTCATTACGCCCACCTGCTCGGTCTTCAAGGCACTGAAGACGTGGTCCAGGCCTATCTTAAGGATCCACGGACAGACTTTTATCAAATCGTTGCCAACGCCGCAAACATACCCAGGAAGGTTGCGAAGACATGTATAGCTGAGGGAGAGCTTGTTTTGACGGATGTTGGTCTAGTACCTATAGAATCAATAACAACAGAACATAGAGTATGGGATGGTGTAGAATGGGTCAACCACGATGGCGTGGTTTTTATGGGTGTAAAGGAGGTTATGACCTATGGCAATCTCACCGCAACACCGGACCATGACGTCTGGACAGTCGAATCAGGGAAGATTTCGTTCCGGGACGCAGCATCAAGATTGGATGCACTTGTTTCCACTGGAAATGCTGAACAAGTCCTTCGGTATGTGGACCGTAGTGAGCAGGGAAATACAGCGGCGTGGAAGGCATCAATATGCGAAGGTTCGATGCGCTTGTGGAACCGAGGACTGGAAGCTCTTAGACAATTTGAAGAGCGGCAAGTCAACCATGTGTCGGCCTTGCAATATGCGGGAGCAACATACAAAGAGGGGGAATCTGTTAGTCACCTCAAAGGAGGTGGAACTCTTACAAAATCGAGCAACCGCTATTTTTCAGAGATGTCACAACCAAAACGACCGCGCTTACCCGACATACGGGGGACGTGGGATACGCTGCGAATTTGGGTCAGTGAGAGAATTAGTGGAATATCTTCTTACGTTGGGTTCGGCAGAAGATTGGAAAAACAAAACGATAGACAGAATAGACAACAACAAGAGCTATTCACCTGGAAACATTCGGATGATTTCACAAGCAGGAAACAACGCCAATCGAAGGAACACAGTGACAGTGTCCTACAAAGGAAAAGAGGTTTGTTTGAACCACGTCTGGCATCTGATAAAAACAGACTATCCAAGTTTTCCCTTCGGTCACGGTTGGACGACGAAACTACTTCGGCAGGGATTGTCCATACAACAGCTTTTAACGCATACGAGAGAGCTTCAAAAAAGAAGGTCTACGACATCCTCAATGCCGGACCCAGAAATCGTTTCACTGTATCGGGGGTCTTAGTGTCCAATTGTTCGCTGGGCATGATGTACGGCATGGGTAAACAAAAGCTTGCCAATAGCCTCGACTTGCCGATCGATGAAGCAGAAGATCTCATCCGCAACTTCCATCAAAACGTACCTTTTTTGCGTGGCACGGTGGATGCGGTGATGCGTCGGATCGAGAACCGCGCCTCGGGCGGCGCTATCCGTACCCTGCTTGGCCGCAAATGCCGCTTTCCGTTATGGGAACCCATCGAGTGGGGCATCCACAAAGCACTTCCTTATGAAGAAGCAGCTGCCAAGTACGGCCAGCGTATCAAGCGTGCGATGACCTATAAGGGGTTGAATCGCTTGATTCAGGGATCCGCTGCCGATCAAACCAAACGCGCCCTAATCAAACTCGATCAAGCAGGCTTTACGCTGCTTTTACAAGTCCATGATGAAATTGCACTATCCGTTAACTCAGTCGATGAGGCAAGAGAAGCCGCCCATGTCATGGCAACCGCCGTTGATCTGGCAGTCCCCTCAATTGTCGATGTAGAGACTGGACCTTCCTGGGGAGAAGCGGTATGATGGAAGCTGTTCGTGTAAGTCTCCTTGAGCGTTTCCCAACGCTATTTGGCCCGTGCCTCACGGGCCCTTTTTTTGGGAGCTAACATGCGCAAAAAATCTAAAAAAGGTCGTCCTCGCGTCTGGTATCGAATCAAAAGCAAAAAAGACTCCCCCTCGCGTAGGCAAAACAAACCTTGGAATACCGTCACCCTGCCGTTGGACATCTACTCTATGCTCTCCGAGATGTCAGATTTTCATCAAACAACACGAACTTCTATCGTTCAGCGCTTGATCTATGCTGAATTTATACGTACACTTAACACGATTGACCCCGAGAAAGCCTTAGAAATGGAGAAAGCTTATGCCCAGCGGTTTGTATCTAACGCTCCCAGCAGTTGATGTCTGTGTGTTCTACGAGGTCCTTGAACCACGGTCCTTGATTGGCTTACCAGAACAAATAGACATTACCCACGTCTGGCTGGACCTGGACCACGGGCCAGAAGCGCTTCGCAAAAAGCGTTCACGCGTCAACATCCTCCATGCTCTGGACGAAGGCACCATCATCAACTTGGAGGATGAGATCCTTGAACACCGAAAAACTAACCCAAGAAGGCCTGCTCGCAAATCTGCTGTACTACAAGAATTGCCGGGATCAGTTACGGCAGGAGATGGAAACAGCACACAACCAGTACCTATTGAACTTATCGAAGTACTTATTGACTAACCTAGAAAGGAGAAATGACGATGGACCCGGATCACCTGGATGACGATGCCCACAACTTCACGCTTCAAAAGTCGTTTGAAGTCGCTCGGATCATTGATAGATTACTCAAAGAGGATGAGTGCCTAAGACTCAAAGCAGCAGCGATGTTTTCTATTGTCATGGCCGATAGGCTTGGACACTTCAAGACAGAACGCCGGTTGAACAATTTCCACGACGTTGTTGAGAAATTCAGAGACAACGTCAAAGAAGTTTATAAGGAGGAATATCGTGCAACACCTAACTGATCGACTACGGCTGATGGCTGAGTACATGGAAGACAGGGAAGATGCCCGCACAATCATGTACGCCGTTAACCACATCGAAGCTGCCAGAACTTGGAAGCTGCGTTGGGCCGAGGTAGATGACCGGCTGCACAAGCTCCAGGCTATGCACGACAAACTATTGAGAGAATACAATGCATACAGAAAAGAGAAAGGCGACTGACTTTCCCATCAGTCCTGAACAAATGAAATGGCCGTTCAGGACGCCTGAGGAACAAAAAAAAATCATTGCCTGGGTCAAAAAACAAAGAAAGCGTGATAAAGTCAAAGAGCTGGAAGACATGGAGCCAGCACCGTTTTAATCAGAAAGGAGAAATGCAGTGAAAGTCAAAACAAATGCCGAAGCCACCAACGTATTAGGCACTTTTATTCATGAATGGGAACGCTTGGGTCAATTGCCACCCTGGAAAGACCCCAGGGTGTTGGCCGAGCGACAAAGGATCGCGGACCTGGACCTCGAACGAATCTCGGAGCGCCTCAAACACGCCTATGCTATTTTGGAGCAAAACAATGCTTAAGCCAAGCGCAATGGCTTTGACCGTGCTACAGCCTGTTTTTGACCTCGACGGGGTCATGTTCTTACCGCATTATTCAAAGAAGCATACCTGGGTAAGCCCAGCTTTTGAGTACGTCTACACCACCACTCAGCTTGTGGAATTGGGTGCCGAAAAAAGGACCGAGCATCTTTGGCCACGGAGCTGGACAGAGGAAGTGACCTAAGCATGAGCGACTCAGTAAACAACCCTAGACATTACACCTCACACCCAAGTGGTGTGGAGTGTATTGAAATAACAGAGCACATGTGCTTTAACCTTGGCAACGCTGTGAAATACATTTGGAGAGCTTCGTTGAAAGGTAAAGAGGTTGAGGACTTGCGCAAAGCAAGATGGTACATCGACCGTGAGATTGCGAGATTGGTAGGCAAAAGAGAAGTCAAGGTCCATGAACGGATTAAGGAGAATGATGTATGGAAAACACAGACGAACGATCAAGCGTGAAGTGCAACCCGCACCCCGACGCACCGCACGGTTTTCTGCGTGACGCATCACATAACGAGGGCCGTTATGTTTGTGAGTGTGAGTTTTGGGAACCGCAAGAACACATGAGCGCGGACAGCGAGATACCTACCCTTGATGAAACTTCGACGCTAGAGGTGTGGCTAAACGCCACCAAGAGAATTGAAGCCGCCATTGATTTTTATGAGGCGGCTCTCAAAGAAGCGTATCCAACGGGGGCCACTGGAGAAGCGTTTTACTGGTGGAACGAGGCAAGGAAAGCAGTAGGCCGACCCCGCTTGACTAGGAAAAGAAAAGAATGGGTCGGGCTGACTGAGCCTGAACTGCACGAGATTAACCCAACATGGCCTGCGCCTGGGCAGCAGTGGGATTACGAAGATGTACTTGCATTTGTCAGAGCTGTTGAAGTTAAATTAAAGGAAAAGAATCATGGCTAAACTTCCATACACATTTACCATCTGCCCAGATGAGGAACCGCCAAAGTTATTTACCGCATTAACACCAAGATTGCTCTTTGCCATGCGTAATGGTGTTGTAGACATGACGATTGACCAAAAGCAGCTTATTTGGCCTACCTCAAGAAAAGGGGTGACAACAATAAATAATCATAAGGACAAATCAAATGAACGTATTTAAGTTAATAGCAGATAACGGCTTAACTTTGCACGGTGACATCGAGCATTTTGCCGAGTTGATTAGACAAGAAGAGCGTGAGAAAGTCGCCGCATGGATGATCAAGAAGGGCCTCGCAACGGGCCACGGAGACTCCACGGAAGATCTGCTGACAGAACTTGATTGGCAGATTCGTGAGCAAGCAGAGAAGCAGGAGCCGGTGACGTTCGTGTGCAGCACTGGCTTTTGCCGCTTTACCCTCACACAGACCGATGTTGGAATAAGAGATGCACAAGCAATCAGAGCAAGGGGTGAGCAATGACAACAAATGAGCAATTCATAACACAAGTGGAGCTTGCTACTCGATGGAAGATCAGCGAAGCAACACTGGAACGTGACCGGTCTTTCAAAAAAGGGGTCCGGTACATAAAGTTGGGTGGATTGATTCGCTATCGGTTGCAGGACGTTATTGACTACGAAAACGCATGTACGCACGAGCCGGAGGAGAAGAACGGTGGATAGAGACGACATTATCAAAATGGCGAAAGAGGCTAAATTGCCGTACGAGTACGACACCGGGCGCGTGGTGTATCTGACAGAACTTGAACGCTTTGCCGCCCTTGTTGCCGCAGCCGAGCGTGAGAAAGTCGCCGCATGGATGATGGGGCGTGGTTACGCCACGGGACACGGAGACTCCACGGAAAACCTCCTGCACGAGCTTGAGTGGCAGATTGCGGAGAACTGGAATCGAGCGCTGAGCAATGGGATCACGACCGAACGTGAGGCGTGTGCGAAGGTGGCTGAGCAATGGCCCTATGAGGACGAGAGAATGTTTTCCATAGCGCAAGCCATCAGAGCAAGGGGTGAGCAATGACGCCCTCTCATACTGATTAAACGGTCAGATAAGGCTGGCTATGTTTGAACGTCTTGGTGGATTTCTTGATAGTTGCCTTGCAGTTGGGCTGCTGTTGCTTTTTGTATTGCCAGTAATGGCAATCGGTGCGGTCGTAGTGTTTATTCAGCAGGTTTTTGTTAAGGTTCTTGGAAAAGAAAAACCCCCCGAGGGTTAGTCGGGGGGCCTGACTTTGAAGTAATGCAATTGCCTTACTCTTCGTCTTCTACCTCTTCAGCTTCTGCATCACGTGCTTCAACAGCAGCCAGTAGTTTGTTGTACAAATCGCTCAAACCGGAAGCAATTTCCTGCTCACCAAGCCACTCAAGCAGCTCATCATATTCAAATTCGGTCAGATCCACGCTTACAAAGATCTCATTCATGATTCACCTCAGATTTCAGATCCACGAAAATAGGCCGTCCCATTAACCACTTCACACAACTCTGGCGGAAGCAGTTGACCATCATTATGATAGGTCAAGATTGCAAAACCGCTACACCACGGAAGCGGATTATCTTCTGTGTAATCAAAGGCTTGACTCTTTGGGTCAGCCAACATGCCTGTAGATATGCCGTATCTACGTCCCCGATAATCGCCCCAGGGTCTAACTTCTAACAGATGTGTATGCCCTGTTACAGAGTTAATGCCAGATTTCAAAACATTGTTGTATCCCGAGTGGATGCCTGAATGTTGCATTCTATGTTTGATCATCGTATTGTTGTTAACCATGACCGACCAAGAGACTGACCACTCCGGAATGTGGTCTGATAGTTTAGTGCCGCTGATGTCGCGGTATTCAGGAACTACCCCTGCCAACCTTTTATCAAATCTTATATCGTGGTTACCAATGGTCCGATGCAAAATGGTGCCAAGCCCCTTGCAAGCTTTATGAATCTGATCCATGTGCCACTGGACGCTTTCCAATTCTTGTTTCAGCGTCGGCTTGGCTTGCCAGCCTTCCGGCCCGTACTTGCTTATCTGACCGCCATCTAATATGTCACCATTTGCTATAACGATCTGCGGCTTGATCTTCTTTATAACTTTGATCAAAGCATTGAAAGCAGTGGACGTTTCGTTGGGCATAAAGTGCGCGTCACTAAAAATCACAACAGATCCCGTAACATCTGCAATAGAACGGATCTTGTTCTCTGAATGCATGATGTGTCGGTTAAAACGCTGGTCATTATGAGCGTGCAAGCTTATGTTTAGTTTTGATTCGATTAAGCTTCGTCGGTGCATGACCGTTCGTTCAGTCAGGCCGAGTTTCCGAGACACAAGGGTTGCAGAACCTAGCTCATTCCACGCTGCGATAAAGTCCTCATCAGTGACTATTTGCTTCGGCATGACCGCTCCAACATTTGTAGAGACACGCGCTTATAACACACATATTTAACAAGTCAAGGACATACATATTATGGCAATGAGTGCAGCACAGTTACAAAAACAAGCTCGTATCAACCGAGGTGAAGCGTGTCTTAAGTACATGCAGGGTCGGGCCACACCGATCACGCTCAAAGAGCTGGCAGACAAGCTGAAGATGACCCCACGCTCAATCAAAAACTCACTTGACCCGCTGCTCGATGAAGGCAAGATCACACGTAAGAGGATTCAACGACAATCAGCAATCTCAAAGAAAATAGGGGCGGCGTATGCCTATAGCGCTGTGGACTTGAAACCTAAACCTGAAAAGATAGACAGAATTAAGTTTAAGTTCCATGATCCGTTTAACATGGGCCTGAGGGCCTGAGGGGGCAGTAGGATACAAGGAAGGTGCAAAAGGGCCTCTAAGGCCCTTTTTAACGCGTTTAAAGGGGGTTGTGATGGAATGGAATGAGGCAATGCAGCTGAGTCCAGAAGTGGCAGCGATGCTGAATGTAGGAGAGGTGATCCAGGTGGTCTATGTCCACCTCGCCAATAACAAGAAACTGGTCTTCCTCGGGCCACCGGTCTCTGAGGAAGAACTGGAAGAGATCCGGGAGGTGGTCTTTGGGGAAAAGGTGAGCTGCGTGCTGCTTAGAGCCGTTAGCGAACGGCACAGGAGACTGGCAGTGCATTGAGGCAAGAGGCTAACTCTCGCTTTTTAGGCCCCGTGGAGAAGTTCACGGGGCTTTTTTCATGGTTCAAGGGGGGTTTTTCAAGGCTCAAGGACCAAGGATCACGGCCCGGGGATTACGGAGGAGGGCGAACGGTGGAAAAAGAAGGATGAGTGGTCAATAGACATACTTTTGGGGCGTAATAGAAGTATGTACTTAAGGGGCGGGGAAAAGCAGGAAGTTCACTTTAAAAAAGAGGGGGATGAGGGGAGGGCAAAAAAGCTTACTTTGAAAGGCCTATTAGGTAAACTTCCTACGTTTGAAATTTTTTTTTTTCAAAACTTAAAAAGTAGTGTAATAGACGTAATGCCGTAAGAAGTACCGTGGTTATTGGTCTCCTGGATTACGTCTATTTTTTCATTACGGTAATGGGTATTGCATTAGTGTATCTATAAGAGTAAGATAAACGAACATTACGTTAAACGTTTACCTTACGTCGTTTATAGATATACGTAATGTGTAGTGTCGTACTGGGAAGCCTTTATTTACAGGGTGTTTAGCAACATTACGTTATATGATATTACTTTTGACTGAAAAAAAAAAATGAAAAATGAAAAAATGAAAAGTTTACTAGACTAAAGAAAAATGGGATGGACGTAATGTGTTGGAGTGAACGGCTAGAAAGAGAGGATAAACGGTGAGTAAAGCGAAGGATGAAGAGATTCGGTTGCCGGGGATCACGCCTCGGGATTGGGGATTGGGCAGAAGAGCGACTTCTGGGAGGGCAAGATATCCCTTTAAGAAGATGCTTGTAGGGGATTTTTTTGTTGTTTACTCACGGACCGAGGCCCACGGGGTACGATCCGCGCTGCAATCGTTTTACAGTCGGCATGCGGGAAGGAAGTTTTGGGTTAGACAACGCGAAGACGGAGAGTGGGTATGCAGAAGGATCATGTAGAGGGTGGGGTTTCGGGTGTTGGGGTTTCGGGTGTTGGGGTTTCGGGGGTTGGGGTTTCGGGTGTTGATTCGGTTGGGATTGATTCGGGGGAGGTTGCGCCGCCGTTAGGGATTGCGAAGCAGCAGCCCTTGCTTGACCAGATTCCTGCGATGCGGCCCGAGGTCGTTGAATCACGGATCACGACGCAGATGCCGGAGAAGATCAAGAAAAAGGTCTTGACTAAGCAAGAGTGGACCTTTGTAAAAGAGTTTGTGACCGGCGACGGTGAAGTGACGCTAAAGGAGGCGGCACGACGCGCGGGGTATAAAGAGACTAACCTTGAGTATTGGGGCAGGAGACTTACCGATCCGCACAAGTCGCCTCATATTGTGGCCGCGATCCAGGAGCTTAGAAAAGAGCTTGCGGTCAAACACGGCACGACCTTTGAAAGGCATATGAAGGACCTTCAAAGGATCCGAGACGCGGCGTTGCAGGCAGGGGCATACTCAGCTGCCGTCGCGGCTGAATATCGGCGTGGGCAGGCTCTAGGGACCATTTACGTGGAGCGTAAGGAGATTCGGGTTGGCACGATCGACTCGATGTCGAAAGAAGAGGTTTTGAAAAAGCTTGAAGAGCTACATAACCTGTACGGGCAGGAGGCTAAGACGGTTGATGTTCAAGCAGAATGGATCCAGGAGATGACTGATGCGGAAAAAGTTAGAAAAGGACTTGTACAGCGCACTTCGTTTACAGCTATCCCAGGAGTCTTGCGCCGGATGGCTAAGGATCGAAGCCAAGCAACCGTTGGGGATGCCGGATCTACTGATCATGGAGAGGGGCAAGATAGTCCTGGTTGAATTGAAGGTTGTACGGGCAGGGGTAAAGGTGAGGCTTTCGCCCCATCAAGTGGCTTTTGCTGATAGATCGGCGCGGTTTGGGGTTCCTGCTTATTTGCTTGTCCAACACTGGCCCAAGGAGGTTTTTAGAGCGTCGGATAGTGTTGTGTATGCGTATCAAGCAGGGCAGGTTGTTGAAGTGGCTCAAAAAGGCCTATCGGTCAAGGCCTGGATGCATTGGGCGTTGAAGGATGCTAAGGGGTTGCATCAATTCCTGGAAAGTGTATGATTAAACCTTCGCTAATCAGAAAGGAGAGAGAGCGATGAACACAAAAGACTTAAAGGGCGTAGCTTTGGACTGGGCGGTAGCTAAATGTTTGGGCTACGATCAGTGCTTTAATCATGGTACGAGTATTCGGATACCTTTCTCAAAATGGCCCTATACGGTTGGCTTTTCACCGACGTTGGACTGGGGGCTTTCAGGAAAGATAATCGAAGAGGAAAGAATCGAATTAGAGCATGATGGCTTTGAGTGGTGGGCTAGGATCAAATCGGATGACGAGTACTCTGGGCCTACGCTTCTGATTGCAGCGATGCGTTGTTTTGTGGGTTCAAAACTCGGTGATGAAGTTTCTTTGCCCGAGGACATTGAAGTATCTGTCAACCTAGAAAGGAGAAAGAGTGATGAATCAACTTGAAATCGACCTCGCCGACAGTGATGGTTACATGATTCGAACTATGGCTGATGAGGCATTGCAAACGGGGGAGTTTAGTAACTGGGACCATGCTTACGAATGCCTTTGGGAACGGTTTGAATTTGAGCTTCAATTCAGAAAGGAGAAAGAGCGATGAGATTATTTGAAGTAGACTTTAAACGCATTATGTACGTTTCGACCTACGTGAAAGCTGAGTCTAGGGCCGTGGCTGAAGAAAAAGCTTGGAAAGACATTAAAAAAAGGTATCCCGCATCTATCGACCATAGTGTTGATGAGGAATGGTCCTTGACTGGTGTTTTTGAAGCCCCTGAGGACTACGAGCCATGAGCAAATGGGACCTCATCAAACAATTGATACGTAATTTTGCGATCATGAGCATATTGCGGGCCCTGGCTGGGGACCGTAAAAAACGCTAGTTGCAAAGTTTATTTTTATGTGTATACTTTTCAGCAACTGATCGCCGATCAGCTCATACAGGAGAAAGCAAAAATGGATCAATCCGAGATGTTGTCATTAGTTGGCGGGCTTTACGATAAGCTTGTTTCGGACGTTGCCGACAAAGTACTGGCGAAGCTTGCGCAGCAACAAGAAAGCAAGCCAGCATTCGATCCGGCAGCGCTCGCTGGCGAGCTTGACTATCGGAGGCTTGCCGATGCCCTGGCGGGCCAGCTGGACTATGCCGAAATCGCGGGCCAGCTGGACTATTCCGAGCTCAGCGGCGAAATCGATTATGGCTCGCTTTATGGTGAAATTGACTTATGCGACCTTGCGAGCGAAATCGATTCGGATTCGATCGCTTCAGCGCTCGACCTAAGCGAGAAAATCCGCGAAGAAATCCGCATGATGCTGCGCAGTTTATAAGGCGACTTGCTCGCTCGTTGCCTGGGCCCTTCGGGGCCCTTTTTGTTTTTTACTTGCAAAATAGAATTTTAAATGTATACTTTTAATCCTGGCGACGTGCCAGGGATACAGCGAGAAAGGATTCGACCATGTTAAAGACCGTAGCAAAATCAGCGAATCGGAAAACCGGGCCGATCGCCGTTACGTATAGGGCGGGCGTGCATGAAACGTATGCAACGTGCCCTAGCACTTGCGCCCTACACCCAAAAGGCGAAAAGGGCGGCGACTTAATCGACGGCGATTATCTCGACGCCCTGCGCGAGGCCGTGCCAGCTGGGGGTATCGCCTGGACCTATTCGCATTTCGACGCCTCACTACTGCCACAATGGGCCGAGGGCGAAACTGTTATCAATGCATCATGCGATACAGTCGGCGAGGCCTTGCGCGCTGTAAAACTTGGGAGGCCCGCTGTATATGCTGCGCCAGCTGATACGGCGACCAGCTGGCCCGCGAAGCATGGAGGCGTGCGCTTTGTGCGTTGCCCCGCCGAGCTCGCCGATAATTTTACTTGCGACAATTGCGGCGGCGACCGCCCATTATGCGCCAGGGCCGAGCGCGATTTCGTCGTTGTTTTCGTCGCCCATGGGCCCAGCAAGGCGAAAGTCGGCAAGGGCGGCGGATGTTATGCGGCGGGCGGTCCGACTGCTATACAGTGGCATGGCACGCGAACGAAGGGCGCAGCGAATGACGCCCAGGCCCTGCGCGCCTTCGCGGCCTCGTTGCCCTGGGGCTCAAAATTGCGCCACCATGTCGCAGGCGACTTAGGCCTTGCAAGTTAAAAAGTTTTTAGTTATATTGACAACTAGCGCGCAATTTCGCGCGCTGAAAACCTGAGAAAGTAAGAAAGGATTCGAACATGAGTACACTCACACAAGCTAGTAAACAATGGGCAACAAGGCCGGACGAGGAACGCTTCGTTTCGCTTATCGACATGCTGGCTCATGCCGAGGCGCAGCGGGCTATATCAAAGGCGCGCGTCATGAGCTCGCGCGATTTATCCGTTCGCCCGATTGATGACCAGGGCCTAGTTATCGAATCGCGCGAAGGCGGGCAAGCGATGATTTCGCATCATGCTTTCGGCCAGCTGGCGGGCCTTGCTGGCGCGCCTGGGGGATATCTTCGCTCGTTGCCTGCGCCCCTCGCTGCTGACTGCGTCAATTATGGGCTGCAAGTCGAGCGCGAGGCCGAAGATATCGGCGTTCTATTAGTAGGCGGGGGAGCTCACGGTCCGCGCACGCTGCGCGCTGCGACTGGTCCAAAGTACGGCCGGGTATGGAATTCGCAAGTTATCAAAGCGCTCGTTGATCGCTTCGGCGACGGGGTTTCGGGAGATTTTCGCGTCCCTGGCGTATGGGGGCGCCCCCTTGATCAAGTCACTAAAAAGGATACAACGCTGTACTGTGGCGACCGCGACATGTTCGTTTTCCTGGCCGACGAGGAAAACCGTATTGAAATGCCCGATCGCCGCGACGGGAAAACCGGCGCGCTTGCTCGAGGGTTTTTCGTGAGTAACAGCGAAGTCGGCGCGGGCGCGCTCAAAGTAAAAACTTTCCTTTTCGATTACGTATGCGCTAACCGCATCGTATGGGGCGCGCTTGAGCTCGACGAGCTCAGCATTCGACATACGGCAGCTGCGCCCGATCGCTTCGTTGAGCAAGTCGCGCCCGCCTTGCTGGCTTATTCGCAGGCCAGCGCCGACAACGTTTCGACCGTACTTCGGACCGCCCAGCGAAGCAAGGTCGATAAAGTCGCCGACTTTCTCGCTAAGCGCTTCGGGCCCAGGATAGGCGAGCGAATTGAACACGCTCATATGCTTGACGAAGGCCGACCGATTGAAACCTTGTGGGACGTTGTAACCGGCGCGACTGCGTACGCGCGCTCGATACCCTGGACCGCCGACCGTGTCGAATTCGAAAGTAAGGCGGGCGAGATCCTCGACCTTGTCGCCTGATCATGCACGGCCTGATCGACTGGTTGATCGCGATCGCCTTCGGCGTCGCCCTGGGCGCAGCGCTCGCCCTCAGCTGGTAACGCCGACCAGCTGGCCCAGCTGGCCGCCTTCGGGCGGCCTTTTTGTTTTCCTGGGCGTATTTCACGCTGGCCCTTTAATAAGCGATTGAATCGCTTGGCTATTCGCGAGCTCGCGCCAGGGTTTTCTTGGCCCGTGGGCCTCGGGCCTTTTACTGGTAACCGTTGCCCGCGCAGCTGGTCCGACCAGCTGGCGCAGCTGGCCCTGGGCCGTCGGCCTGGGGGCTCGACCAGGGGCTCGACCAGCTGGCGCACTAATCGCCGATTCGCCCAGGCGCACTAATTCGCTCGCGCACTAATCGACCAGGGCCCGCTGGCCCTGGGCCCCGGGCCCCGTCCCCCGGGGCGAGTCCCGGTATCGATTCTAGAGCGTAGAGCGCTCTAGGTTCTAGAATCCGGCACAAATGGCCCGACGTCGTAGCGGACGCCGACCTTGGCCCGGTTTCGCAGAATTAATGAGCCCTCGAAACAAAACCAAGATAAGCGTATACTTTTCACTTCCAGGAAACCCACCCCCTTGTTCCTAGAACCGATTTCCCTGAAAATTTTTTGCAAATTCCAAAACCTATGGCCTTACCCCCGGACCTTGAAGCAGAACGCTTGAAGCTTGAGCTACGGCTCAGGATCCTTGAGGCTCGGGACAAGGCCAAGGCTTCTTTCATAGATTTCGCCCGTTATGTTTGGCCCGAGGCCATCTTCAGTGCGCATCATTACAAGATGGCGAATGCTTTTGACCGGATTGTCAGGGGCGAGTTAAAGCGGTTGATTATCAACATGGCGCCTCGACACACCAAATCGGAATTTGCTAGCTATCTTTTGCCTGCGTTTGCCATGGGCCATGAGCCTCGGTCCAAGATTATTCAAGCCACACATAATGGCGAGTTAGCGGTCCGTTTTGGCCGTAAGGTCAGGAACCTGATGGATCAGGAGACGTATAAGGAGTTGTTTCCGGCGGTGAGTTTGAAGCCTGATTCAAAGGCAGCTGGCCGGTGGGATACGAATGGTGGCGGGGAATACTATGCTGTAGGGGTTGGTGGTGCAATGACGGGGCGGGGTGCGGATCTTTTGATTATTGACGATCCGCATTCGGAGCAGGATGCTTTGTCAGAGTTGTCACTTGACAACGCCTGGGAGTGGTACACATCGGGGCCGAGGTCGCGATTGCAGCCCGGAGGGGCGGTTGTGGTGGTGATGACCCGTTGGGGGATGAAGGATCTGACGGCAAGGTTAATTAAATCGCAGGCAGAGCCGAAGTCGGATCAGTGGGAGATTTTGGAGTTCCCGGCAATACTGAATGAGAATACCCCTCAAGAGAAGCCCCTTTGGCCAAGTTATTGGAGCCTTGATGAGTTACAAAAGGTCAGGGCCACCTTGTCGGTGCAGAAGTGGCAGTCGATGTATCAGCAGCAGCCCACCAATGATGAGGGGGCGATTTTAAAGCGTGAATGGTGGAGGATTTGGGAAAATGATTACACCCCCCAAGTTGAATATATCATCCAGAGTTATGACACCGCGTACAGCAAAAAAGAGACAGCTGACTTTTCAGCAATCACCACCTGGGGTGTATTCCGTCCCAGCGCGGACGACGGACCTGCCATTATTCTCCTCGATGTTAAAAAAGGCCGTTGGGACTTTCCGGAGTTAAAGCGGGTTGCCAAGGCGCAGTACGATCATTGGCGACCGGATAATGTGTTGATCGAGGGCAAAGCAACGGGGATTACGTTGCAGCAGGAGTTGCGGCGTGTGGGGATTCCTGTGACCATGTACAACCCAGGCGGCAGGAAAGCGGGCCAGGATAAGATATCCAGGGCCAATGCGGTAGCGCCTGTGTTTGAGTCTGGGATGGTCTGGGCCCCGGAGACGAAGTGGGCTGAAGAGTTGATTGAGGAGTGTGCGGCGTTTCCCAAGGGAGACTCGGACGATCTTGTGGATAGCACGGTGCAAGCGATCATGCGTTTTCGTGCGGGGAATTTTGTGGCCTTGGATGATGACGAGGCTGATGAGCCAAGCAACGTGCTTGAGTTTGAATATTACTAAGGCCATAATAGGGCTGTCCAACACGCCTTGGCCGGGAGCCTAAAAGCATGAACAGCAATTTCTACGTGGATCCGATAACGGGAGAGCGTCGTTATAACACGTTGCAGCGTTATGCAGAGGGAGGGGCGGTAGGTAATGAGGGCAGTGATGCGCGATCCATGTTGCAAAATCTACAGCGTGTAAGACCTTTGAACATGCAAGATGGTGGAGAGATATTTGGGCCACAGCAGCCTTTTGGCGGTATAGCGTCTAGTGACATAAGGGCAAGGGAGAATGATCCTTTTAACTCGGCAGCGTTTACTAATGCGTCCTCGCAGGTTAATTCAATTTTTGGAAACAGTTACAGAGATGAGGTGGAAGCGTTAAAAAGTGCAGGAGTAAAAGACCCAGGGGCTGCTGCGATAGGCTATAGGACAGGGATAGACCCGTATGTTTCAGCTGCAAGGTATAGCGAGTTAGAAGCTTTTGATCGAGCAAATCCTGGAATGTTAAACAGGGTAATGGGTATTAATGAGGTTGATAGCCCAGGTGTTACGTGGAGAAACATGGTTTTGCAGTCTCCAACTGGGGTAACTCCAGCTTCAGCGGCTCCAGCACTTCAAGGACAAGCAGTTCCATCAGCTCCAGCTTCAGCGGCTCCAGCTTCAGCGGCTCCATCAGCTCCTGCATCAACCGCTGCGGGCATGTTAAGTGCCTTGCCAACAACTTCGGCAGGCGCAGCGTTGCAATATGAGCACCCTTATGTAAACCCGATTACGGGGGAACGCAAAACGGTCACAGGCGGAAGCACTGGCCAAGGCGCTCCCGCTGGGTTTATTAATGCTTTAAACCCGAATGTGTATGGAGGCCAGCAGTCTGACCTTGCCGTGGGCCATGGATTTTATGCCAAGGGCGATACGGTAAATTTATCCCCGTTGCTTAATAATAGTGGCCCGGGCCAAGGTCCCGTTCGCGTGGACCAAAATATTGGCAACGTGCAGCTGCCTGGAAAGTCCACGGACTATACCTATACGCAGGCAGGAAATACCCTACAAGTCAGGGATAAAGGGGGCAATGTGGTAAGTCAGATTGCTGTTCAGGAGGACGTGAACGGTACACAGCTTAAGTTTGCCGATGGCACGGTGGGCGCAATCCCCGTGAAGAAGGACGGCTCTTGGGAGATCCAGTTAGGTGGAAAATCTGCCGGGGGATACACAGGTATTCCCACTGTCACAGGCGGCACCGGCAATGACACTGTCACGGTAACACCACTGCCCGCCACACCCGTCCCGCCCTATAACGAAGGTGTAGCGGATCCGACAATTCCCATGCCGCCGATTGATCCACGGACCGTGACACCTGTGCCTGTCCCCCCGATCAACCAGGAGTTTTTAACTTCTCCTGCACGTCAGTGGGATCCGGTGACGCAGTCGTTTAAGTACGGCTCTCCTACATTACTGTCCCCGGGCACTGGACCTGGAGGAGCGGGCGGGGCTGGGGCGGCGAGCTGGACCCCACCCGGAGTGACTTTAAGACAGCCTTCATTGTTGCAAGTGGCTACAAGCGATCAAGCAACAAGGCCTTCTTATGATGCGAAATCGGGGATTTATACCATCCCAACGTATTCTGAAAGCGAACGAAACGCCATAAATCGTGAGCAATTGCTTGGCTCCGTAAGCTCGGCGCTTGTTGGTAAGAAGTACACTACCCCGCAGTACTATAAGCTACTGAGCATGGCAAGGTCGGGTGCCTTTGGTACGCCGGGAACCCCTGAATTTATTTTAAAGCTACAGGCCGCACTTGCCTCCCTTGCCGCCGCCCAAGCTGCTAACAATACCGTAACGGGCGGAACAGGCAACGACACTACGACCGGCGGAACAGGCAACGACACTACGACCGGCGGAACAGGCAACGACACTACGACCGGCGGAACAGGCAACGACACCGTAACGGGTTGAACAGGAGGTACCGACGGGTGGTGATTAATGAAAAAACCCCTTAAGAAAAACGCTGGCGGTGAGGCAAGCACCATGGACTTCATCGTAAAAAAATCCAACGGTGGAGATGTTTCACGTGAAACATCACCTAAGGACAAGGCCCCGGAAGTCACGGGCATGAACCGTGTGGTGGATTTCATTGCTCAAAAGCTCAATCCTGAGTGGTTTCCAACATCGGGGCGAACCCTTTTGGAAACGGCGCAAGGGGTAAAAACACCGATTACTGAGAAGAACTTTAAGTCTGAAGAGTTAGACATTATTCGTCAACTCATCGCACTCAAGGGATCGGACAACGGATCGATTACCTACGGGGACTACCTTGCCTTGGCTCAAAAGCTAAACAAGGATGGGCCTCCGCCTACGTCAATAACACCGGGCCTCTATTCCATGGGCGATCCGCTGGGTAATGTACATACCACGTTAGGGCGGTTTTCTTATAGGACGGATCCTAAAGGTAACCTACAGGTCGTCGATAAGTATGATTTTAACCCGCCCATGCTGCAAGATATGCGTGAGGCACGGACCGGGGACTATGGTGCATTTGGGCCTTATGGCATGATCCGGGAGTACGCAGGAGAAAAGATTCCTCCTGGAACGGGTCGCGATGTTCTTATTAATCTAGGACGCATTGGTCAAAAGGCTCGTCCTGTTGCCAAGTTCGCCCAAGGCTCCCCCAACCCCGACGAAGTTCCTAGTGTCATTGACGAGCGCGAAGAGATCCGCAGCGAATCGCAGCGCATGCTTAATCGGCTCAAGTCTTCGCAGCAAGCGCCGCAGTATGCGGGGTTTACCAAGGGCTTGCGGGCGTCGCAGTTAAAAGGGTATGGCGAAGATCAGCGGGGGATAGAGCTGCTTAAAGAATTTGCGGACATGCCCCGAGGCGTGCTTGGTGCAACGCCCATTATTCCTGGAGGCGAAGGCTATCGCACAGGACAAGCGGTTGGTTCAGGAGTCATGCCCGCTAAGGTTGCTGGTATGGCCGGGGATGCAGCAACCGCACTAGCGGCTCTAGGCGGGGCCGGAGTCATCAAACCCAAGGGTGGGAATTGGTTTAAAAACCTAGATTCGGTTGAGTTCCAGCTCAACGCACTTTTAAAAAACGCTGGCGCTCGCAATCTTCCGGCTGATCAAGTATTAGCAGAAATGAATGCGACTTATACGCCTGAGGCCATGGCAAGACTTAGTCCAGAGTCCTTGGCTCAGGTCGAAAGGTCCTATGCTGAGTTAAAGCCTGCGGCAGCAATTAACAAGTGGATTAACACCAAACTTACAAAGTACGTTAAAAACGAAATGGGTACGCCAGAGGACCCTGTTCGCGCGTTAGCTGAACGAGGCGTTTTGCACATCCCGACCTATGATCTTGATATTATGGGATTAACTTCAAAACGTGAACGAGCAGGTATGCCTATGGCTCCTCAGGGGCAAAGCGAAGCTGCTCGATTTTGGGAACAAATGTCAGATAAGGTGATTGATTTTACAACGCCTTCAAGAATTAAAAAGCAGGCTAAACAGGGTGCATGGGAGCATCAACGAAACGAAAACATGGAACTGTTACGTGAAAACCCTTGGATTAAGGATGTTTCTGCTGACACCAAAATATATAGACCCAGCATAAGCGAAGATCTTGTGGATAGTGCAGGCTTTGACCATCTTATTGACGAGCTAACCAATGCCATGAGCCCGCAATCGAACCTGCCCGATGCGTTGCGTGTACAGCCTAAAGACCTTGAGAAAATGACCGTACCGCAGGCCGTTGAGCGTGTAGCCAAGATTAATGATTGGCGGATCAACAATAAAAAAGCGCTTGCCATCGAGGAAACGAACAAAGCCGATCTTTATAAGGCTTATCCAGAACAAAAGTATCGTTGGATCCAGCTCAATAAACCTGGGCAGTTTGCTGCCGAATCCGATGCTATGGGCCACTCGGTGCGCGGCTACGAACCTCCGGAAAAGGGAGGAAACCCCTTTTACGGCCTTGGAGGCTGGGAAGCCATACAAAGCGGCAGAGCCAAGGTGTATTCATTGCGCGACGCAAAAGGACAGTCGCATGCGACTATTGAAGTAAAGAAAGAAACGGTTGATGAGTTCTTGGATAAAGTTCCAACTGCTACCTACAACCGTTGGATCAAGGAGTTTAAAGCATCTCCTGAATACGCCGCTTCTCCTGAAGCACTACCCGGAGCTAGTCCTGAGTGGGTGCAGTTTTTAAAAAACAAAGAATATATCCCTTCTGAAACTCCTCTTACCATTACCCAAATCAAGGGAGAGGGCAATAAGGCAATAAAAAAAGAATTTCTTCCATTTGTTCAAGACTTTGTGCGCAGTGGTAATTGGGCGGAAGTAAAAGACTTACTAAACGCAAATTTACTTGTCATTGATCGAGGCAGCGATTTGGCTGCGGCAATGAAAGCAGAAAACGCTACAATTCCTCAGTACATTACACAAGAGGAACTTACTGAGCTTTTGCGTAAATATAAGGCTTACGGTTACAAACGCGGTGGCCCTGTTGACAAAACAACAGCATTCATTAAAGCTCACGCTTGATCCAAGGACCTAGCATGCCCATCGACAAAGCCCTCTACGAAGCCCCTGCCACATCAATCGAGATTGATCAGGAGAATATGCCCGAGATCGAGATCGTGCTTGACGAGGACGGTGGAGCGACGGTCGAGATCGGGGAAGAAGACGATAACGAGGTGGATTTCTATGCCAATCTTGCCGAGGTCGTGGACGATGACACGTTATCCAAGATCGCCATAGACCTCTCGGCCTTCTTTGAAGCGGATAAGTCAAGCCGTTCTGACTGGGAGCAGACCTATGCCAAGGGCCTTGAGCTTTTAGGCATGAGTTTTCAAGAGCGTACCAAGCCTTTTCGGGGTGCGGCAGCGGCGTCTCATCCTCTGTTGATGGAGGCCGTGGTCCAGTTTCAGGCCCAAGCGACCAAGGAATTGATGCCAGCGGGCGGTCCTGTGCGCACGGAGATCCTGGGCAAAGAGACCTTGGACAAGTTCCAGCAGGCTGGACGCGTGCAGGACTTCATGAATTACCAGATTACGACCGTGATGAAGGAATATACGCCCGAGTTTGATCAGGCGATGTTCTATTTGGGCTACGGCGGGTCGGTATTTAAGAAGATTTACTACGATGAACAGCTCGGGCGGATGGTTTCCAAGCTTGTTTTGGCAGATGACGTGTTTATTCCGTACTACGGATCAAGCGTCATGAGCCAATGCCCACGGATCACGCACCGCATTGCGATGGATTCCAACGAATATCGCAAGCGCGTGGTCGCAGGCGAGTACTTGGATGTCATTGTTGAGGGCGAACTCTACCCTTCAGACGCAAGTCAGATCCGTTATCAGGTCGATAAGCAGACGGGTGTCGTGGAAACAGGCGCACCGGAAGAGATTTTTTTGCTTGAATTCCAGGTGGATTACGATTTACCAGGGTTCGAGGACCTTGATGACAGCGACGAGCCCACGGGCATCAAGCTGCCGTATGTGATTACGTTGGATGAAGCGACAAAACGCGTCATTGGCATACGCCGGAACTGGAAAGAGGACGATGAGCGCAAGAATCGGCGTAATTATTTCGTCCATTACGTGCTGATCGAGGGCCTTGGGTCGTACGGCTTGGGTTTTGTGCATTTAATTGGTGGTCTTTCCAAAACGGCAACCTCTGCACTGCGTCAATTGCTCGATGCAGGCACGCTCTCGAACCTGCCAGCGGGGTTCAAGGCCAAAGGAGCACGGATCGCGGACCAGGATAATCCGATTCAGCCCGGAGAATGGCGCGATATTGACGTGGGCGGGGCGGAATTACAGCAAAACATGCTGCCTTTGCCTTATAAAGAGCCATCGCAGACGCTTTTTTCCCTGCTTGGCTTTTGTGTAGACGCTGGAAGACGCTTGGCAAGCATCGCTGACATGCAAGTGGGCGAAGGCAACCAGATGGCGCAGGTCGGAACGACCCTTGCACTGCTTGAACGTGGCACGCAGGTCATGTCGGCCATCCATAAACGGCTGCACTATGCGTTGAAAGAAGAATTTGAGCTCTTGGCCCAGGGCTTTGGGCAGTATTTACCCGATGAATACCCTTATGACGTGCCTGGAGCGTCGAGAAAGATCAAAAAAGCGGATTTCAACAACCTTGTTGCCGTACAACCGGTCTCTGATCCCAACATTTTCTCATCGGCTCAGCGTTTAACACTGGCGCAAATGCAATTGCAAATGGCGCAGACTGCGCCGCAGATGCACAACATGTATGAGGCGTTTTATCGCGTGTATGCAGCGATGAATGTGCGCGATATTGACAGTATTTTGAAGCCGCAGCGCACTCAAATGCCCAAGGACCCCGCGCAAGAGAACGCGGACGTGTTGGACGGGATGGAATTGAAGGCTTTTGCAGGACAGCAGCACGATGCGCATATTGCATCGCATTTAATGATGGGTTTATCACCCATGTTGCAGTCTCAACCGCTGGCGGCGATGACTTTGCAAAAGCACATCCTTGATCATGTAAAACTAAAGGCCGAAGAAACTGCCGAAGCAGAACTTTTTGCTCAATACGGCAATGATCCTGATCGGATGGTGTCCGAATTACAGCGTGAAGCCCTTGTAGCGTTAAAAGTTGCGGCGTTTTTACAAGAAGTCCGACAAATGCAAGAGCAGTTATCCGGTCAAGGCGAGGGCCCTGATCCGTTGGTTATGCTTAAGGAAAAAGAGCTCCAAATCCGTGCTCAAGCTGACCAAGCAAACCAGCAAATCGATCGCCAGCGTTTGCTGATGGAGCAGCAACGCACGCAAGCGAACATGGCGGCAAATCAGGCCAGAATTCAGTCGCAAGAACGCATTGCTGCCGAGCGGGCAATCGTTGCACGTGAGCGGGCTGATTTGATGGATCGAAATGCTCGTCGCCAACAGAATGTTCAAATGATTAATCAACGGAGGCCTTCAAATGCCGCTTAAAAAAGGTAAAAGCCAGAAAGTCATCTCAGGCAATATTGGTGAGATGATCAGCTCGTACAAAAAGACGGGCAAGATTGGAACCAGCACGCCAGAAAACAAAGGCGCTGCCATTAAACAAGCGGCAGCAATCGCCTACTCAGCTGCTGGAAAACCAAGAAAGTACAAGGCAGGAAGCACGCCAGCAGGGGTGCAAGGTCCTTTTATGACCGTTAAGAAAAAAGATGGCAATCGTCCTGTAAAAATATATTAAGATATCGTGCCCTTCAAACGGGGGATAAACCGTTTGCTTTTTCATGGATCGTGACCATGCTTGATTTAATTGAACGCATACTGAGAGAAATTAGAACGCTACGTGAAAGCACGGAAGGGCTCGTGCTTAACGGATCTGTTCCTGACATGGAACGATATCGTTTTCTGATGGGTCGCTTAGAGGCACTCAAGCTTGTTGAAGTCACGGTCAAAGATCTTTTAAACGAGCGAGAGGAGAACCCTTGATGGCATTAACGGCATTGGAACAAAAGTGGCAAGAGCAAGAAGCCCAGCGCAAACCGGCGTTAGACGACGCTTACGACAGAGAAGGAAACTTTGATCCCCAGTTGATTGAGGATTCGGTGCTTAGTCGGTTGCCAAAACCTACGGGATGGCGTATTGCTATTTTGCCTTATCGAGGTGCGCAAAAAACGCGTGGTGGAATTGCCTTGTCCGAAGAAACGCAAAAGCGTGCGCAGGTTGCGACCACCGTGGGTTATGTATTAGCCCTTGGGCCTTTAGCCTATTACGACCAAGAGAAGTTTCCTGAGGGACCGTGGTGCAAGGAAAAAGATTGGATACTTTTTGGCCGTTATGCAGGGGCTCGAATTCCTATTGACGGTGGTGAAATTCGCTTCATTAATGACGATGAGGTGCTAGGTATTATTAATAATCCGCAAGACATTGCGCACATGTAAGGAAAGATGATGAGTAATGAAGAATTAACGTTTAATGTTGGAGAGGAAGAGCAGCCTGCCACAATAGCTATACAAGAGGATGGTACTGCGCAGCAAGTTGAAAAAGAGCAGCCTCAGACGACGAGTGCGGAACTGGATCAGTATAGCGATAAGGTCCAAAAACGCATCGATAAGTTAACCGCGCGTCTTCGTGAAACCGAGCGCCGTGAGCAAGCGGCTATTGAATATGCAAGGCAAGTCCAGGCCCGTATGGCTCAAGCCGAGCAACAACTGGTCCATGTTGATGGGGCTAGGATCGGAGAGGCCAAAGGACGAATTGAAACCCAAGCTTTAGCCCTCAAACAGATCATCAAGAAGGCCCGGGAAGAGAATGATATTGATACAGAAACCGAGGCTCAAGAGCGTTTAACTGCGATATTGTTAGAACAACAACGGGTTCGCGAAGCAGAAGCAAGCAGGCCCCAAGCTGAGCAACGGCTTGCTGAACAACAACAAGCCTGGGCACAGCATCAGCAGCAACTTGCCCTACAGGCGCAGCAGGCTCAACAGCAAGCACAAATTGACCCACGTGCAGAAGACTGGGCCGAGAGAAACGAGTGGTTTGGCAGAGATGTCGCCATGACCGCTGCGGCTAGAGGAATCCATTTACAGTTAGTCACTCAAGAGGGTTTTAACCCTCAAAGCGATGATTACTACAACGAGTTAGATCGTCGTATCCGAGACAACTTCCCACAAAAGTTTCAATCTGCTAATATGAGTTATCGTTCAGCCAACCGTCCCGTGCAGACGGTTGCTCCTGCGTCCCGTTCCTCTGGAATTAACAGTTCTGCACGCCGCACTGTGAGACTGACACCAAGTCAAGTCGCAATTGCCAAAAAGCTGGGTGTTCCTCTTGAGGAATACGCAAAGTACGTGAAGGAATAAACCATGGATCAAGAAAACACACCTGAAGTTTCTGCAACCCCGTTGCCCAAACTTCGTCGCGAATCACGAGCAGCGATGACTCGGGATAAACAAGCGCGCCGTAAGCCCTGGTCCCCTCCTTCTAAATTGGACGCTCCTCCTGCTCCAGACGGGTTTAAAAACCGGTGGATTCGTCGTGAAACGATGGGATTTGATGATCGGATTAATGTCACTACAAAATTACGCGAAGGGTATGAACTTGTTCGCGCTGACGAGCATCCTGATTACACTGCCCCCACGGTTGATGACGGCAAGCATGCGGGTGTAATTGGCGTAGGTGCTTTAATCCTTGCCAGAATCCCCGAAGAGACGGTAGAGGAACGTAATGCGTATTACCAAAACAGGGCAAGAGATCAGCAAAGAGCGATTGATAATGAGCTGTTGAAATCTAATGCGCATGACAGCATGCGTATTAACTCACCGGAGCGTCGCTCTCGTACTACGTTCGGCAGCCGACTTACGGCTGAAACCTAATCTTTTTTAAAGGATCAACAAATGGCTAACGTCAACAAGCCTTTTGGTTTGCGTCCTCTCGGTAATCTGTCGGCTACAGGTGCTCAAAAGCAGTATGGCTACCTCATCGCAGATAACCAGTCGGGGGCGATTTTTCAAGGAGACCTTGTAACCATTGACAATGGCTACATCGTCAAGTTCAACAATACCGACCATACGGTTGCGGTAGGCGTGTTCAATGGTTGTTTTTACAACGACCCGTCCACGCAAAAACCCACTTGGAAAAACTACTATCCGGGGTCCATCAACATTACGCAAGGCCAAATCCTTGCTGACGTGATTGATGATCCTAATCAGTTGTTTATTATCCAGAATGCGGGAACCCCGACCCAGGCTAACATCGGCACCAATGCTGATATTACTGCCTCGACCACAGGCGATACCACAACGGGCGTGTCTAACATGACCATGAGTGGCACGTTCACTGAGAGCGCCTCGGCGAATCTCAAGGCAATCGGTCTTTACAACGTTCCAGGTAATACGATGGGCCAGTATGCTGTTCTTGTTGTCAAAATCAACGAGCACATGTACGGCAGCGTTGGTACCCCTGGCTTTAGCACCTAAGGAGATCAGTCATGGCAATTTCACGTGCACAACTGGTGAAAGAGCTTGAGCCCGGTCTCAATGCTCTTTTTGGTATGGAGTACAAAAACTACGAGAACGAGCACTTGCAGATTTATGCTGTTGAGTCATCTGATCGTGCGTTTGAAGAGGAAGTCATGGAGTCAGGGTTTGGTGAGGCTCCGGTTAAAACTGAAGGTGCGGGCGTCGCTTATGACAACGCGCAAGAGGTTTACACTGCTCGCTACACCCATGAAACCATTGCATTGGCGTTTTCTCTGACTGAAGAGGCCGTAGAGGACAACCTTTACGACCGCTTGGCCGGACGTTACACCAAGGCATTGGCACGTTCCATGGCACAGACCAAGCAAATTAAGGCAGCTGCCGTGCTTAATGGCGCTTTCACCACCTCTCTGGGCGGTGACGGCAAGCCTTTGTGCGCAACGGACCATCCGACGTTGGGTGGCCCCGACCTTGTAAATGAGCTTGTTGTTCCTGCGGATCTTTCGGAAACAGCGCTTGAGCAGGCATTGATTGACATTGCAGCGTTCACCGATGAACGTGGCTTGAAGATCGCTGTTCAAGGTTTGAAGTTGATCATCCCGAAAGAGCTTATGTTTACGGCTGATCGCATCATGAAGTCTACGCTGCGTGTTGGTACGGCAGATAATGACATCAACGCGCTCAAAAACATGGGCATGATCCCGCAGGGTTACGTAGTCAACCACTTCTTGACCGACCCGGATGCGTACTTCATTAAGACGGACGCTCCTAACGGCATGAAGATGTTTGAGCGTGTGGCAATGCGTACCGGTTTTGAAGGCGACTTTGATACTGGAAACGTTCGCTACAAAGCTCGTGAGCGTTACTCATTTGGGTTCAGCGATCCCAGAGGCATCTTTGGTAGCACTGGAGCCGCTTGATTTTTAAGCGTGTTTAAAAGGGGCCTCTTGGCCCCTTTTTATTTTGTGTTTTATCCGTTATAGTGGAGCTATTCCGGGGTTATCTCCGGCGCATTAGACAGTCCCGGCTGACGTACATGCAGACTAATGCGCCGATATCGCATGTAGAGGATAGTTATAATGTCTAGTACAACCTTTAGCGGTCCAGTTACTTCAACCAACGGCTTTGTTGGCGACCTCACAGGTAACGTAACCGGCAACATTACCGGCGCAACCGCAACCACTGAACTGACCGCAGCAAGCACGTTGACAGCGGCACAGTCAGGCAGGACCTTTTTCTTGAATGCTGCCACAGAGTTTGCAACCACGTTGCCTGCTCCTGTTGCTGGACTTCGTTATACGTTCATCGTTAAGGCTGCTCCTTCTGGAGCGAACTACACAATTGTCACGGCTTCGAGTGCCAACATCATCAAAGGCCAAGCCTATCCGGCTTCTGGCGCTGCTGGCGACACGGGTACCGCAGATGACACAATCAGTTTTGTGAGTGCGCAGGCCGTTGCGGGTGATCGCGTGGAGCTGTATTGCGATGGCACAAGCTGGTTTGCTTATGCTTACTGTGCGGTTGCTGCTGGCGTCACGTTTACGCAAGCTTCCTAATAGGAGGCTCTTATGAGCTCCAGTAATATTCAGGCAGTCACCAAGACTGCTGACGGACATGCGATCGCGGGACGCACGCGCGTGGTGGGCCTTTACTTTACGAACACCGCTACGGCCTCGTCGTTTTCTTTGAAAAACGGCAGCACATCGTCAGGCACGGCGTTGATCACGATCAACACGCCTGCTGCGGCAGGGGCCAATGACCTCATCATCCCTGACATGGGCATTTTGTTTGACACGGGGGTGTTTATTGACGTGGCAAATGCAAACGTTACCAGCGTGACATTGCTCTTCCAAGGCGGAGCTGCGCAGTAAATGGTTAAGAAAGGGATGGGCATTGCAACGTCGGTCAAGAGTGGAAACTTTAGGCCGACGAAGCAAGGCGCAGGCATGACGGAAAAAGGCGTTAAAGCCTACCGTGCTGCCAATCCCGGAAGTAAATTAAAAACGGCTGTGACAAGTGACAATCCCGGTCCTAAAGACGCGGCACGAAGAAAGTCTTTTTGTGCAAGATCCGCAGGCCAGATGAAGATGTTTCCTGAGGCAGCTAAAGATCCAAACAGCCGGATTCGTCAGGCACGTAAGAGATGGAAGTGTTAAATGGACCCGATGATTCTTTGGAACTTAATCACTTCAGTTTTAGTGGGATTAGTGATGTTTATGCTCAAAAATTCTCATGATGAGCAACAGCGCATCCAAATCCTTTTAAATAAGACCCGTGAGGAAATAGCCCGTGACCACATCACTCGTGCAGAGGTCCGTGCAGACCTTGAAAAAATTATGGAACGCTTTGACTCAGGCTTTGAGCGGCTTGAAGCAAAGATTGATGCCCTCGCTAAAAAAGGATCTTGAAGATGGTAACTAGACCTGGGCTTTATGCAAATATCCAAGCCAAGCGCAAGCGGATCGCTGCTGGATCGGGCGAAAAGATGCGTAAACCTGGAACCAAAGGTACTCCGACGGCGCAAGCCTTCAGAGAGTCTGCAAAAACTGCAAAAGGAGTAAAGAAATCATGATGAAGGGCTACAAAGAGGGTGGTATGACCGACAAAATGGGTCGTGCAATGAAGCGTAAGACCAAGGATGCAATGGGGCGTGCAATGCCCAAAATGCCCGCAATGCCCATGGGTATGAAAAAGGGCGGCAAAGCCATGAAAATGGCCAAAAAGGAGAAATGATCATGGCTGGACGTGGAATGGGTTGTGCAACACGTGGCGGCGGGGCGGTTACATCAGGCCCAGCTAACAAAATGTTGAGTGAAACGAGCAAGACGACGGACCCTGTGCGCATGAAAAATGGCGGTGCTGTTAACCAGCACAAGCGCATGGCCATGAAGGGCGTGAAAAAGATGAAAATGGGCGGAAGCTGCGCCTAAATGACAACTTCAGGCACGACCGACTTTAATCTTTCGATCGATGACTTGATCGAAGAGGCGTTTGAACGCTGTGGCATGCGGCCTACCGCAGGCTACCAGCTGTCCTCGGCGCGTCGGTCGTTAAATCTGTTGTTTTTAGACTGGGCCAATCGAGGCTTGAATCTTTGGACTATTGAGCAAGCTTCATACACGTTGACGCCTGGAGGCTATGAAATTACCCTAGGCTCTGACACAGTCAATGTCCTGTCCGCTGTGATCCGTTTGCCGGGAGTCAGCCCCCAGCAAGATATTACCCTGGACCGTATTAGCCGCGAAGAGTATTTGGATCTTCCTGATAAGACGGTGCAAGCGCAGCCTGCACAGTTGTACGTACAACGGGCAAACACCTTTAAGGTGTTTTTGTATCCGTCGCCTAATCTGGCTTATACGCTGGTCTACTACCGCATCCGACGCATTCAAGATGCAGGTGTTTACACCAATACAGCCGACGTTAACTTTCGTTTTTTGCCGTGCCTTGCTTCAGGGATTGCCTATCAAATAGCGCTTAAATACGCGCCCGAGCGCGTGGGCATGCTCAAGCAGATCTACGAAGAAGATTTTCAGCGCGCAGCAGCGGAAGACCGAGACACGGCAAGCGCCCTGTTTATCCCTGACTTCGGGCAGTAAGTCATGGCCTTTGCAACAGGCAAATTCTCTTTCGGCCTGTGCGATTACTGCGGACAGCGGTATCCTTACAACACGCTGCGTAAGAACTGGCGGGGATTCATGGTCTGTCCTGATGACTATGAACCCAAGGAGCCACAGCTTTATCCGCTCAAGTACCGTGGCGATGCGATTGCGCTTAGAGACCCTCGCGTGGACAGGGTAGAACCGGTTACAATCTACCTTGGGACGCCGGGGTTTAGTGCGCCGTTTCAAAGCATTGGCTCTGGGTTCAGCACCGTGAATCGCACGGACATGAGGCCATATCCCGCACAAGATTTTGTCACGGGGTACGGGTTTGTTGGCAACGTTACCATTGTGATTACTTGATCATGACTTACGATGAGCTTGTAACGAACATTAGGAATTACACTGAGGTGAACAGCAACGTGTTCACGGCCTCGGTAATTAACACGTTCATTACAATGGCCGAGAACCGTATTTTGCGGGACATTGACCTGGATTATTTTAAGAAAGAATCCACGGCATCCATGACATCAGGCAATAAGTTTTTGACTGCGCCCTCGGATATTTTGACGCATCGTTACATGATGATCACGAGCGGTGATGATCAAGTTTTTCTTGACTTCCGCGATACGTCTTTCATGAAAGAATATTGGCCTGGAGGCACGATCACTGCGGGTAGTTTTGATATCGGTAAGCAGTACACCATCGTTACCGTTGGAACAACCGATTTCACCGCGATCGGTGCGGCATCAAACACAGTGGGCGTATCTTTTACGGCAACGGGTGTTGGCTCTGGAACGGGCACAGCCGCTCCATCGGGTACACCCAAGTATTACTCGGTCTGGGATCAGAACACGTTTTATGTAGCTCCTACGCCCAATGCAAATTTTGTCGTTGAGCTGGGCTACATTTACCGGCCTGCACAGCTTTCCAGTACCAACACGACAACGTGGATCAGTCTGAACGCACCGGAAGCTTTACTTTATGCTTGCTTGATTCAAGCCTACAGTTACACCAAAGGGCCTCCCGATATGCTTGGGTACTTTAATCAAAGTTACCAGCAAGCAATTCAAGGTCTTGGTATGGAACAGCAAGGACGTCGTAGACGTGATGAGTATAGAGATGGCATGATTCGTTTACCTATTAAATCCGTGAGTCCCGGGCCATGATTGGATCTTCTGGCGGTGCCCTTCTTGGGGAATTCAAAGTAACCCACGTCTCTGGACGTGGATTCTCGCCTGAGGAAGTAGCGGAAATGGCGCTTGAGAAGATTGTTTATGTTGGGTCGTCTTCGCATCCTGCCATACGGGATCAAGCGGAAGCTTTTAAATCCCAAATCCGTGATGTTTTGGTGCGTTACATGCGACAAGCGGTGGCGTCACATAACACCACGCTAATAAACCGTTTTCGGGATGCGGGACATCCCGAGTTGATTAAATTATTGGAGAATTGAAATGGCGATTACTGTAACAACCGCAATGCCGACATCGTTCAAGGTCGAAATTCTTAAAGCAGTTCATAACTTCACAGCTTCTACGGGTAATACTTTTAAGCTTGCTTTGATGAAGGCAACTGCCGCAGGTTCTGGAACCTATGGCGCTGCCACGACGAGCTATGACACGCTTGTGAGCAACTCAGATGAGCTGGCTAACGGCAGTGGCTACACCACGGGAGGCAACACGCTGACCTCGATAACGCCTGTTGCGGATGGCACGACAGCAGTTTGTGATTTTGATAATACTACATGGTCTTCTGCAACGTTTACCACATGCGGCGGTATTATCTATAACGACACGGCCACTGGTAATCCAGCCTGTGCAGTGCTTAGCTTTGGTGGGGATCAATCGGTAAGCTCTGGTGATTTCCAGATTCAGTTTCCATCGCCTGCTGCCGCAACAGCTATTATCCGCATTGCTTAAGTCTTTTAGGAGAACCCCGTGGCTTTTGTACTTGCTGATCGTGTACAAGAAACCACGACAACCACAGGCACCGGTACAGTCACATTAGCTGGTGCGGTTACGGGGTTTCAATCGTTTGCCGCTGTAGGTAACGGTAATACGACTTTTTACAGTATTGCGGATCAGTCGGGTTCCCAGTGGGAAGTTGGCATAGGCACTTACACATCGTCTGGCACTACCTTATCAAGGGACACGGTCTTATCTTCCAGTAATTCTGGAAGCGCCGTTAATTTCTCCGCTGGTACTAAAAACGTCTTTGTGACCTATCCCGCAGGTCGGTCTGTTTATGGGCTAACAGCAGGATCAGGCATATCCATTACAGCAGGTACAGGAACGACCACGATTGCTGCGTCAGGCAGTGGCGGGACAGGGGCATTTGCAACCTATAACTATACGGGCGACGGGTCCACAACGACTTTTGCAGCGACCACGAACATCACGGTTGACAACATTCTTGTGACAGAGAATGGTATTTTGCAAGAACCCACAACCGATTACACCGTCTCAGGAACCAATGTCGTCTTTACCACGGCCCCTGCAAATGGCGTAGAGATTCAGATTCGAGTGCTAGCAGGAGGTGGCGGCAGTTCCACTGTCCTTGAATCCATTAGAACGATTTCTAGCAACTACACAATCACTGAGGGATACAACGGTTTAAGCGTTGGCCCGATCACGATTAACACAGGCATTTCAGTCACAGTTGGCACAGATGAGCGCTGGGCAATTATGAATTTCTAGGGGGCAATATGAGTTCGCTTGTAGTCAAAGGCAATGCGTCAGGTTCAGGTGCGGTCACACTGCAATCTGCAAATACCAATAGTTCACTAACCCAGACGTTGCCAGCAACGGACGCTATTACACTAGGCTATCTCAATACGCCGATTAGCTCCACGACAACGACGGTTGCCACATCCGATGTGGGCAAGGTTATTTCCTTATCTGCTGGGATTACGATTCCCGATGCGACATTTTCAGCCGGTGATATTGTCTCTGTGTACAACAATACAGCGAGTAGCCTGACGATTACTTGCTCAATCACAACGGCTTATGTAGCAGGCACAAACACAGACGTAGCCTCAATGACCTTGGCATCCCGTGGCGTAGCAACGATCCTATTTCTCTCAGGCACAGCGTGTGTTGTATCAGGTAACGTGTCATGACCGGTATTTTGCTTTCTTTGCTGGGCGGTAAGGTACCTGTTGTACCAGACCCCTATTTTGAATACACCACACTGCTGCTTCCCGGCAACGGAACCAACGGCGCACAGAACAACACTTTCCTAGACAGCTCCAGCAACAACTTCACCATCACCCGCAACGGCAATACGACACAAGGTAACTTCTCACCGTTCTCGCAGACGGGGTGGGGGAATTATTTTGATGGTACAGGGGATTATTTAAGTGTTGCGGATAATGCTGCTTTTGATTTAGGTACCAGTGATTTTACGATTGAAGGATGGGTTTATGTCACTGCGACAAGTGGGTCACAACAAACTTTAGTATCAAAAGGAACAGGTGCTAATAATCAAGCCTCATATCATATAGCACTAGATGGGTCTACGTGGAAATATTATTTGTCCGGCAACGGATCAACGTGGTCAATTGCAAGCGGCGTTTCAATGGGTGCATCTGCGGGATTGAATACGTGGCAGCATATAGCTTTAGTTAGAAGTGGAAGCACATTTACACCTTATGTAAACGGCGTTGCCGGAACGACAACTACTTCGTCGGCTTCTATATTTGACGGAAATAAAGTGTTTTCTATTGGAGCAGATGATGCTGCTGCGCAGTTTGTAATAGGCTACATATCAAATACACGAGTAGTAAAAGGCACTGCCGTCTACACCTCCAACTTCACACCACCAACCGCCCCTCTTACCGCCATCTCTGGCACAAGTCTCCTGACCTGCCAATCCAACCGCTTCGTTGACAACAGCACCAACAACTTTGCCATCACAGTCAACGGAAACACCTCCGTACAAGCCTTCTCCCCATTCAACCCCACTGCATCGTGGTCTGCTGCGACTTATGGTGGGTCAGGGTATTTTGATGGGACTGGGGATTATTTAACGGTTTCAAACGCTGCGCTTGCTTTTGGGTCAAGTGACTTTACGATTGAATGCTGGGTATACGCCACATCAGCCCCATCTGACAAAAGCATTTTTGAAGGAAGAACCAATGGATCAGGCACAACAGGATTCACCATTACTGCTTTCACAGGGACATCAATAAGAGTATTTTCAGGTAGTCAGGTGCTTATTGCATCCTCAATAAACTACGTCAATACTTGGTGTCATGTTGCTGTAGTCAAATTGTCTGGTACTACTACCCTCTATATCAATGGAGAAAGTAAAGCGACGACCACATCACTAGGTAACCTAACAGATTCGTCTTGGGTGATTGGCGCTGGTAAATATGCACTACCTCCTGCTATTGACGCATTTTTTCCAGGTTACATTGCAAACTTTAGAACTGTTAACGGTACTGCGGTCTACACCAGCAACTTCACCCCTCCCACAGCACCTCTCACAGCAACCCAAAGCGCAAACACTAACGGCAATCCTTCTGCTGCAATCACTGGCACTGCTACCTCCCTCCTCCTCAACTTCACCAACGCCGGAATCTACGACGCTACCAGTAAGAACGATCTGGAGACGGTGGGCAATGCTCAGATCAGCACCACACAGAGCAAGTGGGGTGGTAGCTCTATGGCGTTTGATGGGACGGGGGATTGGCTGCTTATTCCAGATCAACCAATACAACGTATAGGTACAGGCAACTTTACGGTTGAAGGTTGGGTATACAGAAACTCATCAGGAACCTATGGTCTTATTGGCAAAGGCACAGGAACAACGGGCTGGCTTTTATCGTTAAACAGTAGCAATCAGGTTGTATTTACCTACGGTTCTTCTACGATCACATCTACAGGTACGGTGTCCGCAACAACGTGGACGCATATTGCTGTGGTGAGGGAAGGTACAAGCACCAATCAGACGAAGATTTACATCAACGGAACCAATGACGGGACAGGTACGGTAAGCACAGACTTTAATCAAACAAATTCTATGTATGTCGGTGCTGATAGAACAGGTGGAAGTGCAGCTAATGCGTATATGCAGGATGTTAGGGTGACTAACTACGCTCGCTACACAGCCAACTTCACCGCACCAACCTCACCGTTCCCACTGCTATAGGATAGATCATGTACTGGACTAAGAATGGCTCTATCCCCACACAGAATCCTGACAACAAGCGAGGCTGGGTCGAGGCACCTGCACCACCGACAGAGATACCGGAGGGCAAGGAATTGGTATGGTTAAACTGGGAATGGGTCGTAAGAGACCCTAAGCCACAAGACCGCCCAGGCTATCAGTGGAATTGGCAGCACGATACAAAGTCATGGGTCGAGGGCGAATGGGCAAGCGTAGAGCCTGTTGTGGAACAAACTGAGCAGCCTGAGCAAACATCGTTATATCCAGCGCAGAGGTATACGCTGTCATGACCACAAAAATCACAGGTGCAAACATCACCAATACCGGCGTCACTGCTGGGTCGTACACCAGTGCAAACATCACGGTCAATGCACAGGGGCAGATTACCGCAGCAGCAAATGGCTCAGGCGGCGGTCTAACGTGGCAATCCGTCCAAACAGGCAACT